GTTGTATCTAGCGTGCTAGTGGCTGTTGCGTTGGTTGCGATGTCTGTCGTATGACCAGTAACTACGACATCTGTAGCGGTCTGCGCAACTCCGATATCAACGATGCTGGCTGCGTTGTTGCCGATTCGAGGATCTAGCAGCGATACCCAAGCGGAACCAGACCACGTATACGGCGAATTATTATCATCGGAGTCATACCAGCGCGAGGCCGTGGCAATCGGATCAGGAACTCCACTGACGCCCGCGACGGGTGCAGAAGCTTGGACATAGACACCTGTCGTGCCTGCAGTGACATCACCTAAGAGCGCCTGAGTATTTGCAATGCTGGCGTTCAGCCCTTGAATAAAACCGTTTAGCGTTTGGTCAGCGTCAAATGCGTATTTAGCAACAGAGCCAACGGTCTGCAACTGAATGGCGATACCTGAAACCAATTCAAGCACGTCGCCATCAGTGCCCTGCAGTTCGGTTATCTCGGATTTTACGACGCTGTTTAAGACGTCATCATCATCAAGAACGGTTCCAGCAGCGTTTGTAAGGTTGGTTCCAGCGACCGCGCCTACAGTCGCGCTGTTGGCGGGCCTAAAGCTGTTATCGTCGACTATGCCAGACCAATTGGCGGTCAGTGCTGCAGCGGCTAGGGCGTTAGCTGCAGCCACGCTTGCGGGGTTGGTTGCCACTGAGGCGCTGACTGCGGTGCCTTTACGGGCCTGAACAAAGTAAAAACGCTCCTCGCCTGCATCAAGCTTGTGGAAATATGACGTTCCTCGAACGCTCGCCAACAAGGTCGCACTGCCAAAGCTATTAGTGGGATGGGCATAAACATCGACCAGATCAAAATATGTCGAGAGCCTAGGCGATACCCACTCAACCAGATTGCCGCCCTCTTTCGCCGTCAGTGAGACGCTTGTGGGTACCGGTACCTCGGGCGCACCAACAGCAACAACACCGGCCGCGCTTCTGGCTGAATAGTCCTCTTTGTCCGGGTCTTCATAGCCAGCCGCGCTATCTTCCATTAAGACCAAATCAATCCCGTCTGAATTTTGGCCAAGCCGCCAGTTAATAACGCGGAATATCTTTTTCGTAAACCCGAGCTCTGCGATCGTAAGCGTTACATGATCGTGTACGGCGAGGCGCAACGCTTTGTAATTGCATGGCAGCCTGATTATTTTCTGGTTGTCGGTTTGCTGAATACGCTTGTGCAGTATCCGCTGAGCCTCGTCTTCGTGATCCGTGAAGGGCAGATTAAACGACTCGTACAATTCCTGATCATCATCGCGAGCAACGAAGGCCGTGTTGGTAACCGGCAGGGCCTCAATCTTTTTATACTTGTCGGCCTTGCTGATATAGAAAGCGCGGGCGGTATTGAATCGCTGATTCTTTGGCGTAGCAGTCTGCAAAGCGATATCGCCGCGAAGCCATGACTCATCGATGTTTGTCTTTGCAACCAGGTAACATTCAACGTGATCGAACTTGGCGGTGTTACTTGCGCTGTCAGTAACAATTAAACCGCCACTGCGGGCGATGCTTGCCGCGCTGGCAGCGGTGCTATTCAAACAAAGGTAGCTTGCTGTAGTGGTCGCTATCCAGGTGAGGTACAGGGTGGCATCGATGATGGTGCCATTAGCGGCAGCGTATGGAATTGAGCCGTTGGCGTTTGCTGATACTGCGATTTGATAGGTATCGGTTGCCGACGTGCTGGCCTTGACGTTGACCTTCGCGGTGTAGGTCTGACCCACGACAGTTGTTATAGCCTGAACGCCGCCATTGACGCCAAGAGTCCAGTTGGCATCAAACGTTGGGTTCCTGATTAAATTGAAACCGCTGCCCAACCTGCCAGGCGCTAGGAATACTTTGCCGGCCCTATATCCAAAGCGCCCGTTACAAGACGTTAGAATATCGGTCAGGTTATCTTTGTGCTGGTCGGCCGTTGTTAGCATCCCATTGGCCGTAAAGCGCTTTTCAAATGCCCCTGCGGTGGCGGTTGGGACAAGCACGTCGCAATAGTCTGCGCCAGTGGCGATGCTCAGCCAGTCAATGCGGGCGAGCGACAGAGCCATACCAACCTGTGCGTCGGTCAGATAATTGGCCGCGATTAGAATAGGGTTGGTGGTGTATGCCTTATAGCTTGCGTTGGTAGGATCGTTGCCCGGCGATGAGTCTAGGCGCGGATCATAGATGTCATTTTTCCACTGACCGAGGGCCTTGATCGCGCTGGGGGTTCCCGCGGCGAAAGCATCTTCGCTTTCTAGATCCAACGTTAGTTTAGTTGCGGTGAAAGAACAGCCGCGGCCTTGGTGGTCGTTGGTAAATTCTGTAAAGGCGGACACGAGATCGGATACTGCAGATTGGTCCGAGGCACCTAATCGCTTAATGGGCTTTAGGTATGAGGTTCCTCCAATATGAAAATCACCACCAGTGACGCCAGTTCCCCAAGCGATGTTCGATGCGCCAATGTAATCGTCGTACAAATAGAGGTCCGTGATGTCTTCGGCGGCATGGCCTGCATGGCTTACGACAACCCACATATCGGCATTTTCATCGCCGGTCACGTTGGTATATGTCAGCACACCGCCAACTAGGATTTCACCGTAACAAATATTCCTCGGCGCGATCGCGCTGCGAATGACTGACTCGCGGCGCATATCCGAATCGCTGCCGAAGTTTGGGTTCTTGGGCTTTCGTAGAGCGGCATCAATGCTCAGTGCCGCAACAGCAACCAACAAGGCGTTGGCGGTCACGTAGGCGTAGACTGCAGATACAGCCTTGACGACTAACGCAGCAACAGCACTCGCCATTTAAACGCACCATCCGGTGGATATACGGCTGGCTGGCACATTGATCGTGCCGAGATCAGTCTTTACCATTGCCAAGCCTTTAATAAAAATGCCCATGACCTCGCCGACGTTTGGCAGCAATACAACCACCGGGTCGCCGTCTTTTAATTTGCTGATTTCGGATGTCTCGCCAAGCTCGGACGACACCATTGCAGTCATGCTGCCGAATGATTGGATGATGCTTTGAGCCTGGCATTCTGTTTGATAGTTAAATTTCTTCGCGGGGTTGTGCCCGGTGATCGCTTCAACCGATCGCATGGCGAATTGAACGCAATCAAGCTTGCCGTACTCGAACTGATCATTGGCGGCGTCAAGAATAAACCGCCTGATCTTCGCCTGCCGTGCGTTCACTTGTATTCGGTGTTCCGTTGGCCGTTTTGACCGCGACCGCCGCCAGGCATATTGCCAGTACCGGTTGTCACTCTTTCGCCGCGCCAAACCACAACCGCGTCGGCCATGCTGGGCAGGAATTCAAAGAACAGATCCCCTGCAAACTTGCTCTGCAGGTCAGCATCGGAAAAGGCCGAATCGTTAGATTTATCAAATAGTGCGAATTCGCTTTCGCAGGTCAGCATGATCGCGTTTTCTTCGCCGAGCGTGACGGACGCGGAATCCATAAATCCCGACCATATTTCATCAGGATCGGCTAAGAGCGCGCCGGTGGCCGTATTTAAGGCGCCCATGTAAATCGATACGGGCCGCAAGAAATAATTTTCAAGCATGACCTCATCCATCATGTCTTGGTCAAGACCTGAAAGGGTAAGCGTTACTTCAAAGGGCGATATCTGATCAGATTCCTCGATCGATGAAATGCCGCCGAAATCGCCAACGCCGAGCCAGGCATTACTACCCCAAGTGAGGGAGCCAACGCCGTTATGCAAATAGAGCGTGCCAGAATCTAAGCCAAGCTTGACGAACATAAGCAGGCGCACATGATCGCTGTCTGCAGCCGCTTGCAGTGCAGATGATAGACCGCGTTCGCTCATGCTATATCCTCAATCCAATCAATAGAAAAGTCAGAGTGATTGGGATTCGCCGCATTACCTACCGGCCTGTTTGACCAAGCCGCCTCTGCGGTTGCTAACATAAACGTGCCAGCGGGGTTGGTCGTTACTATAGTGGCTTCGTCCGCAGGAGAATGGTGTATCTCGGGAGAGAATGTGACAGTGACCAGACCTGAGCCATTGCTGTTGGCGTCAGTCAGGATCAGTTTTAGCTCGTAGTTTCCATTCACATTCAGGAATGAAAAATGATCGCCTGCTTTAAATATTCCGGTGACGCCGTTTGACATCCCCTTTAGGTCTAGCGTCTCGCCGGTTTGCCCTGCGCCATCAACTAAAGGTGTACCGCCAAGCGCGCCGCGGGCACCATGATACGTGTGGTCATAGATCAAAGCGCGGTGTACGTTGCCGTTCATTCGGGCCGTGAACGCTTTCATTATTGCGCGGGCATCACCTTCTAAACTGGTGAATCCCTGCGCCATTTGCCAGCGCGTACCCTGCCTGCTTGCTGTCTGTGTGTAACCAGTTAATGGGGATACAAACGCCCGTACATTGCTGACTATCTTTAAGTCAGACGTGTTGGGTGCAATGGCAGGAAAGGTGTAGGTTGTCATTATCGACCTCTCGCACTGTTGTTACGCAGCCGGGCTTCAAGCACTTGGCCGGACTGTTCAATCATTGCGCGCACTCGAGCCTCGGATAATTCAGACCCGCGGAAGTCATAGTAATTTTGATCGCCGCCACCGCCGCCTCCTTTGGTGTGATCGGTCACTGACTCTTGTGGGTGCATCATGGCCATGAAACCACCCTTCCCATCTAGCCCACCGCTGCGCGCACCGTCACCGGTATAGCCGCCGCCGTCAAAACTTGCGATGGCCTGAGCTCCTACAAGCGCTGCAGACGCATAACCCAAGCTGCGGATAGTGCCAGCGAGAGCAATACCTCCTAGCGGTCCAAGGCCAATGGGCGGGGGCAGTAGCGCCGAGCTTGCGGCTACCTCTGCATTCATTATGATCTGCATTACTGATAGGGCCTTGGACGCGATCAGCGCGGCTTTCTGTATCGCTGAACCTTCCTTTGCGTTCTGGGCAATGAGCGCCATGGCATCGGACGCGAAGCCCATACGCATAGCCATAACGTCGCCTTGAATGCGTGTCTCAGCCTCGGCGTAGCTCTGTGCCATTTGTTCTTTTTCTTCCCAATACTCCTGCTCGAGCGCGATCTTGCTGTCTAGCTCGTCCTGTAAAGTAGACTGAGCCAATGGATCTACGAAGCCTGGCGAAGCGACACCGGTCGAAATGCCTGTTGATGGCATGCTTGATCCGTCAAGCATGCCGCCGACGGTTGATGTCGCTGGTGTTTTTGAATCCCTAATTTTTGCGCGTGCGGCGGCGAACTTCTGTTTGAACGTTAAGGGCTCTACAGTTGAACCGTCTTCGTTAAAAAATCCTGCAATGGCTTGTCGGGCCTCTGGGGTAATGATCCAATCGCCAATCTTCGACCAGCCTTCAACCACTTTAGATACCAACAATGCGAGCTTAGTGAAGAGGGTTATTGCCACGGTTAGAAACGTGTTGGTGTTGGCAACGAAAGTCGGGTCTTGCAGCATCGACGTCAATTCCTCGATCGAGTCGCGGGTTTTATTTAAACCACCACCACTGCCGCCCTCGAGCAGGTCATTGAACGCACCGGTTAGCCCGGCAAGGGCTCCGCCGAATGTTTCTCGGGCGGCCTTAGCACTTCCACCAAATTGCGTTTCCAGTTCGTTTAGAATTAATTGTTGGGCCTCTACTGATCGCCCCGACTCAACCAGCGCCCGAACCATTTCCTTTTGGCTATCCGTAAAATTAACGCCTGACCGGGTCAGAGCGCTAAGACCTAAAAGCGGATCGTTTAAGGCTTTGCCCAACTGCAAGATGCTAGACTTTAGATCGGTACCCATTCTGGCGGATAGATCCATTGCCGCAATTGTGGCCCGGTCAAATTCATCTTCAACAATGCTGGTGAATGAAACCAGTTGGCTTTGTGCAGCAATGATTTGCTCATCACCGAATATTGAAACTTTTTGCAGTTCGCCGGCCTTGGCTATCATCTGATCAAGAGATCGACCAACAACCCCGTTTGTGGTCTTAAGCCCTTGCGCCAACTGAGCGACAGCGTTTTGCTGTGCTGCGGTGTTCTGGATTATTTTGCGCGTGAGTACAGCGATACCGGCAGCTGCAGCCAGACCACGGAAGCTTTTAGCAACCGACCCAACATTTTTGTTGACGCTGTTTTTCCACTTCTTGGTTTGAGCCTTTTGTTTATTCAGGTCTTTAAGGTACTTGTCTGACTGCGCTTCCATGCGCACGACAAGCTTTGCAAGATCAACAGTCTGGCTCATTCTGCTTTTCTTTCCTTGATTGCTGTATAGATGCGCGAAATGCCACAATGCGCTTGGCGTCGGTTTTGGCTTTTGGTTTTTTCGTTAGGATAAAGCGAGACATATCAACGGGCGGTTGCCCTCTGCCTCTGTTCATGTTCGCCACTTGTGTCAGCTGCATAGCGGCGTGGGCGTTGTCTCTTTCAGGCCCCCATGGTTCCACGTTGTAGAGCGCCACCAGATGCCTATAGTCTTCGCCAGATAAAGCCCTGACCTGATCAGGTAACCAGCCAGTCGTCACGCACAGATAGTAGAAAAACTTTAACTCTGGGCGCTCACTGACTTTTTTGCTTCTTCTTCCTGGCTGTCTTTGGTCAGGCCCGAAACACGAAGGATTTCCTCACCCACTTTTTCTATCTGAGTGGGCGGGATTGTCATACCGATATCTTGTCGGCCTAGAAATTCTTCGACACACTCAGATATCAGCCAGCAATAAACGTCATATTTAACGTACTTGTTTTGGTTGATCGCCGTCACCATGGCCATGCGCAAAGCAACGGGCATGGGGTTTATGTGAATCAACCCTAGTCCATCAATCTCTACGGGCTCAGATGCCCACGCCCTTTTGCGCAAAGCGCGGTACTTTCGCCACCGGAAAAAACTAGGACTAAAAGCAAACCAGCATGCGACTAGAGCAAAAATGACTAGGCATATTCGTAGCTCCATCGTTAAAGCTTCAAGCATTCTTATGCCTCGGTGGTTGTCCAGTCGGTGTTGCGGAATATATTGAACATCTGTTTGGTGGTTTCGCCGTCGCCATTTGGGTCAGCAGTCACAACCGGCATGCTTGTAATCTTGAAGCCTGCTTGGTTGGTTTCGACAATGGTGCCATCGGTAATAATGAACTGCAGATTGATCTCGGCACTGTCGGTCCGAGCAGTTCGCATCAAGTCCTGTGTGGCACTGCTAAAGTCTCGCTCAACCGTCAAAGCCATTTCGTCGCCTTCCTCGATACCGAGCCCGTACTTCTTCGTGCCGCCGGTATCTGCGGTGGTGCGGTTGGGGAATTTGGATTTGCTGCCCGAAAATATTTCGGGAATCTCAAGCAGAGCCATTTCGGCGAACGTCTCTGAACTCGCATCTGAGTCGCCCACTTTGCAGGTGAATCCTTCACTAAAAACGCCCATAACTAAATCCTATCGGTGGGTTATCTGAACTGTAAACGTGCGGTTGTATAATTCTGCTGCGTTGTCGCTGCCGCTGAACTCGTTGAATAGTCTGGTTCGCTCTACTTCAGTGCCGCTGTTAAGCAATCCTGAGAAGTCCTCAAGCAGCCCGGCGACAGTTGCGCATAGGCTGGCCGCGTTGACGCTGTTGGTATTCCAGCATTCAATATCGAACTCGGTAATTTTCATGGGGCTTGTAGCGCCCGTTGTTCTAATGCGGCGGTGGTCGCTCATGGCTATTACTACCATGGGCGCCCTCGCATCAGGCCCCGCATCAGTTAGCGCAAAGTGAGTGTTAGGCACATTGCTTTCGAGGTGAGTGAATAGATCAGTTTCGATTGTCATTTTTTGCGAGCGGCTTTTTTAATGTAAGCCTCAATCCCGCCACTAAACTTAGTAATCATTTTTACTTTGTTGGCAAAAAATGAATCAGTTAGCCAGGGCTGACGTCTTATATACTTTGTGCCTGTTTCAAAGAAAAGCGCATAGAATGCCTCATCTTTAACGCTTACAACGCCAGTAACCGCGCCATCTATTGACCTGACTTTTTTACCAATGTTGCGAGAAGCAAAGCCGGGGGCGACAATGCGGCCAAGGTATGTTTTGTGCCCGTTGGTGCTTTTAGGTATTTTTTGACGGGCGGTAACTACGACAGGCGTCAAGGCTTTGTTAAGCGCCGCACGACTTGCCGCAATCATTTGTTTTTGGTTAGCAAGATGGTCTAACTTTCTGTTTAGTCCGTCGACACCGCTGATATAATCCTTAGCCATTTTTAGTGGTCCTTTCCATCACGGTTATCAGTAAAGTTCTGTTTTGCTCGTTGACGTTAATAATCCCGCTAATATCAAATACTCGACCTTCGCCATCGATCAAACGGCGGTCGTAGGCGATGCCTGCGCGGTAAGGCGTTTCTATTTCTATTGTGTTCTCGCCCCTAAGCCCTGAGACTGACGCTGTTTCAGCATCGGCAGTGTGAGACATAGCGCAAAGAATTGTCGGGTTTGCGGAGATGTTTGCCCATGTACCTGGGTTGCCGTAACTTGTGGCTTGCTGCTGGATGTACAGCAACTTAGTGTATCGGCCTGATCGTGGCTGACGGCGCATCTATAACACCAGAAAGTAGTAGTTTGAATCCGACCAAAGAATGTCTCGAACGCCGTTTGGGATTGTTTTCAGTGATAGCTCGCTAGTTTCTTCGCGATTGATAAACCAGTGTGAAGTGAGCAATAAAATTGCATGCTTTACGTGCTGCGGTATATCTGCCACATCATCTTTCCCCGCAACCATTCTGATGCGCACGCTTGCTGGCTTGCCTTCTTTGGTCGTGGGCCACTGATCCTTAATGGTTATTCTTGCCGGCACACTCAGTAGATCAGGCCAGTAGGCTGTCGCCGCCAGGGTTTGCTCTGAATCGTTTGAATCGTCATACTTAATGGACGTGATTGCCGCGAGCGGCGCTACCTGCAGGCTCATATTGTTAGACTTAACAGGAAACCCGTCAGCGCGTAATTCAACCGTTTGCGTGAACAGGCGCATGCCTGATTCGTTCTGCACGCGGTTGGTGGCTGCAGAAACAATAGCGGCAATGTAGGTATCTTGGGCGCTGTCAGTTATCCCTAGATGTACTTTAGCTTCGGCTGTAGTGACTACGGGCGAAGCAGGGCCGGTGATTGTCGCAAGGCTTGGCGTCATGGTTTACGCTTCGCGTGGTCGAGGTTTAGCGCTGGATCGTTTTGGTTTACTAGAAACGGTCGATTCTGCCGTTTCAGTCACAGCCTCGATGTCTTCCTCTGCCGTCTCTACGCCGACATACTCAGCCTTGCGCATCAATACAAGTGTCTTGGCATTCTGGGCGCTAATGTCTTCAGGTATTGTTAGCTCATAATCTACCTTTATACCAACGCCGTTAACGGCGGTCGATTTTAAAATCTTGATTTGTTGTTTCATCGTCTAGCCCTGAATCAATGAAGGAGAAGTTTACGCGCCATCGCTGACGCGTTTACTTATCTGGTCGCGCTTATACCGGGTAACGAGCGCGATTCTGTTGACACACAACACTGACGGGAATGCCGTTAGAGTGCGTGCCAGTGACGTTCAAGACTGGGCGCACGTAACGCTTAATGCCCATGTAGGCAACCGTATAAACTAGATCGTCTTCGTCGGCGGCATCAATCTTTGCCGCAGTGCCTGTGTTGTTGCCTGTAACAGATGACGATAGATCGCTGTTGTCACAATCAACCCACGTCGAATTATCGTCGCAGTGCTCTAGCTCAATCTCAAGATAGACACTGCCTGACAATGTATCGCCGCTTGCCCCGACCGCGGCGATAAACAAAGCGCCATCATGGTCTTTTCTGTCAATCGATGCGCCGTTAACGTCTGCGGTGCGAACCGCAGGAGTAATGCACTTGACGGTCTGCTCTCCGCCAAAATCTCTATTTTGTTTCATTGCTGATTCTCCGAAAAAATGGGATCGGTTTTTAAGAAAGCGCTAGGGTTTAACCTGGCGCGCTTACCTTAAAAGCCTTGGGGTTTAGCTACCGTAAGTACTAGAGCCAGATGCGAAAGACTCGGCATGACGCACGGCAGAGTCGCAAGCGTGGATAGCAATCACGCGGGTCATCAGGGTAGTGGCCAAAGTGTATGTGTCTATGATGAAGTCCAGCGTGCCCCATTCACCCATAATGAAGTCGGCATAGTTTCCGTAAAGCAGGAAATCATCAAGCAGCTGATTAGACTCTGCGACCGTCTTGCCGATCATCAATCCTGCGTCGTTCATCAGGAACAAGCCCGAACCCGCATCAATGGGTCGATTCATTAGATTACCGATAACAAGTGAGTTAGACGCGAAGCTCACGTTTTGAGCCATAGCGTTGTCGCTGGCAATCGCAGTTCGCATTGCAATCACTTCTGCTCGAGTCGGGTTGCTTGCGGAGGCGAAATCAACTGTGTTGATGCCGGTAGTGTTGATGATGCCGACCGGCTGGCCGCTTTCTGCATTGCCGTGGAAGGCTACTCGATCCTTCTCAAGTCCAAGCACGGACATCTGATCGGCTCGAATGAACTGCTCAACACCAATGCTAGACTGGTTCAGCAGCTTGCGTGAGTAGTTAGTCATTGCGCCAAGATACTTGGGCG